ATCGCGCTTTCAATAGCTCGTATGCAGGTGGTGACGGCGTGTCGTTGGTTAACTCCGCACACCCTATCGCCTCAGGCACATTCAGCAACGTGTTGACCACAGCTGCCAACTTGTCGCAAACATCTCTTGAGCAGATGCTCATTCAGATCCGCAACGCCATTGACAACAATGGTAAGCGTATCCGTTTGACCCCGCAAAAGTTAGTGTTGAGCCCTAGCAACGTGTTCCAAGGTGAAGTGCTGTTGAAGTCCGTCCTGCGCGCAGGTACTGGCAACAACGACATCAACCCGATCAACTCGATGGGCATGATCAACGGCGGCCAAGCTAACTTGTCACGTTTGACTTCAACTACCGCTTGGTGGGTGCAGACAGATGCTAAGGTCGGCTTGCAGTTGATGATGCGTCGTAAGCTTGAGAAGAGCATGGAAGGCGATTTCGAAACCGACTCTATGCGCTACAAGGCTACCGAGCGTTACATCCCAGGTTGGACAGACCCACGTACCATCTACGGTACAGCTGGTTTGTAAAAACCTAAAAGGAAGGGGGCGAAGGTCCCCTTCTTCATTTTTTTAATTTGTCAAGCTTTTCAAGGAGAAGACAACATGCCTCAATTTTCAGATGACCTCTTTTTAGGTTCCGCCACCACTTACATGGGTATGAACTTAGGTGATCCTTCGCCTATGTCCGAAGGCGTTGGACCTCTTGGCCGTATCTACGTGTGGGACTCCGTGCCCCTCGCCAAAGGTGCTGCCAACATTGCTGCCGCTACCATTTGGACTAGCGCAGTGACTCTTACTGCCGGCACTGGCGTCACATCGACTACCACTGCTGCAGGAACTACAGTGCTTCAGATGGACGTGCCTCGCGTAGTGACCGTGACAACAGGCGCAGGTTCACCAACAACTCGCAACGTGACCGTGTCCGGCTTTGACATCTACGGCCAAGCCATGAGCGAAGTGATCGCCACCGGTGCTGTTGCTTCAACTACAACTGCTGGCAAAAAAGCATTTCACCAGATCTCAACAGCGACTATCAGCGGCTCTCCAGTCGTGACCGTGTCCATTGGTACAGGCGACGTGTTTGGCTCTCCAGTTCGTTTCACTAACCGCGGCTATTTGGCTCGCGTGGGTTGGGACAACGTCTTGGCTGAAGACGCTGCCACAGTGGCTGTTGGAGTAACTACTACTGCGACCACAACTACTGGCGACGTTCGCGGCACAGTGGCTCCTTCGACTGCGGCTGACGGCGCTAAGCGTCTTGTCGTAGCTGTCCTGTTGACTGCATTGGCAGCTGGTCCTAACGCGACTCGCACCGGTGCTCTTGGCGTGACTCAGGCCTAATTAACCAGGGGGCTTCGGCCCCCGTCTTTAGGAGATTGAATCATGGGAGTTTATTCCTCAGTATCAAGGCAGGGCCAGTACGAGCCATTTGAGCTACAAGTAGCTAGAGGCCAGATTGACGCGCACAAGGCGTTATTTAAGTTTGGCATTAACGGTGATGTCGGCACGTCTGTTGAAACAGTTTGGGCTCAAGGGGGTACGTACGCATATCCTGCCGCAGCCACTGTAATGAAAATCTCCAGTTCAAGCGCAGACGATGCTTCTGCTGGAACTGGCGCAAGATCAATTGCTATTTTTGGTCTTGATGCAAATTACAACGAAATTAGCGAGTCTGTCCTTTTAGATGGGCAAACAGCAGTCAACACTGGCAACAGTTATTTGCGTATTTCTAGAATGTACGTGACCACCGCTGGTTCTGGTGCAACTGCTGCAGGAACTATCTATGCAGGTACAGGCAGCGTCACTTCTGGTGTACCTGCAACCGTCTACGGCATGATTGCTCTTACCGCAAACCAAACACAAATGGCGTTTTGGACAGTGCCAGCAGGATACACCTTGTATTTGATGGGAGTTTTCTTTACGTCCGCAAACTCAACTGCAAACGCATCAACCAACTTTCAGTTAATTCAACGCCCGCTTGGTGGTGTGTTTAGGATACAAAGTTCAGCGCGTACCGCTGGCAACGGAGACTTCATACTTGACCTACACACACCCCTTGCTTTTACTGAAAAGACAGACATTGAAATTAGGGCGATTGCTTCGGCGGGGGCTTCAAACGTGTCTGCCGAGTTTGAAGGCATCTACATCAAAAACGCGGACTAAGCCATGGCAAACCTAAAGATCACGGACCTACCTGCAGGCTCCAGTCTTGCTGGCACCGAACTTTTTGAGTCGGTCCAGTCATCCTCGTCTGTCAAGCTCACATCTGACCAGGTTAAGGCCTTTGCCAATTCAGTTCCCACCTTGCTGGTTGAGACAGCCAACACCAATACGCCGGCTACTGCAGCAACCTTAAGTCACCAGACTTCAGGTACGGCAGCAGCAGGTATTGGAACCCGTCTTGCTTTCCAATGTGAGACCGCTGCTAGCAACAACGAAATTGGCGCCTTGCTTTCAGCCGTTACCACAAACGTAGGAGCTGGCACCGAGGCCTTCAACTTGCAAGTCCTGTTGATGGCTGCCGGCTCAGCGGCAACTGCCGTTGCTACCTTCAACAGTAACGGCAATTTTGGTATTACAGGCAACACCCTCAACATTCCAGTCTCCAGAACTCCTGCGTCGGCTTCCGCTACTGGTACAGCGGGGGACATTTGCTGGGATGCAAGTTACATCTACGTATGCGTAGCAGCTAACACGTGGGAACGAGTGGCGATTGCAACATGGTAAACGATCACAAGTTTGGTAAAGGCGGAGGCACTTTGTTTGTAGCAAAGGGCGGAGCTGTCTGGGCTCGCAAAGAAGGACAAAATCCTAAAGGCGGGTTAAACCAAAAAGGTCGTGATGCCTACAACAGCAAGACCGGCGGCAACCTAAAGCCTCCAGTATCGTCTAAGCAGGCAGCAAAAAGCCCCAAGGCTGCAGGACGTCGCGCCAGTTTTTGTGCGCGCATGTCAGGCATGCCTGGTCCAATGAAAGATGACAAGGGCCAGCCAACTAGAAAAGCCCTTGCCCTTAACAAATGGGATTGCTAATATGATGGGAAACAAAATGGCCTTCGCAAAAGGGGGCAAAGTAAAAGCACCTTGGAATAAGCCAAGGCCAAAGGACCTGCCAAAGCCTAAAAAGCTAGCGCCTGCTGCAAAAGCTAATGCAAAGGCCGCAGCTGCCGCAGCCGGACGCCCTTATCCTAACCTAATTGACAACATGCGGGCAGCCGCAAAAAGGAAATAACATGGGAAAAAATATACAGTACGGGGAATTCACGTTCCCATCTTCACCTGCTCGCCCAACTGGCATGAAAAAGGGTGGAATGTGTGCGCCTACAGAGGGATACGCCAAAGGCGGTCCAAAAAAGAAGGCAAAGCGCGAACCAGAAGCCATTGTCCGCAAGGAAGTGGCCCTTTTGCGCAAGTCTGGAGCACCAAAAGCCATGGTGAGCCACGAAGTGCGTGAAATGTCCGGCGAGATGGACACTCCAGCCACTAAAAGTGCTGAAGTGGGCATGCCGCGTAAGGCAAGAGCACCTCTGACCATGATTAAAGAAGAAATGATGGAGCCATCTGGCATGAAAAAAGGCGGCTCTGTCAAAGTTGAGGCAAAGCTTGAAAAGCATGCCAATATGCCTGCCGGAAAAGCTCACGGTCCAGGAGCAGGCAAAAAGCTAGCCAAAGGTGGTGTGCCTTCTTACTCAAAAGTTCCAAAATTCGGACAAATGAAGTAAAATAAGAGTAATCCCCGGGGTCTGCCACTGACGGCAAGCCGAAACTTAATGAATAGGAGCAGATCCGGTGGCAGTTTCAGGCACAGTCAGCACGACGGTTTTTAATACGCGCAAGGTCGTTGACCACGCTTATCGTCGCTGCCGCATGCCTCCTGAAGGCATATCGTCTGAGCAGGTTAGCTTTGCTCTTGACACACTCTATTTGATCTTAAGCATGTTGGCCAATCGTGGCCTACAACTGTGGTGTATTGAAAAAGACATCATGCCTCTTTATCAAGCGCAAGGCTTGATTGAGATGCCCAACGGCATCGTCGACATCCTCAACACTAACTTGCGGACCCTGCAAGAAGTCAGCGGCACGTCAACTACTACGTCCACAACTTACCTGACGGTCTTTACCACAGCCACTCAAGTCACTAACGTCGGCGTGTACTGGAATGGAGCCTCAACAAGCTACGCCTTAGAGACATCAAACGATGGTGCCACCTGGACCACTCTGGCCACCGTAGCCAATCCAGGAACAGTTGCTAATGAAACTACATGGACTGACATTGAGGGGTCCATAGCGACCCTCTATTTCAGAGTTAGAGCCACCACAGGAGTTCTTAACCAATCCAGGGTCTTTCTTGGTAACACGCCAACAGAGATTCCAATGGCTCGCCTGAATCGCGACGACTACGTCAACTTGCCCAACAAGGCCTTTCAAGGTCGCCCATTGCAGTTTTGGGTAAACCGGCAGCTCAATAATCCCATCTTAAATTTGTTGCCAGTGCCCTCAGACCAATTCATCACCTCCCAAGTGATCGTGTGGGTCAAACGATACATCATGGATGTAGGCTCGATGACTCAAGAGATTGAGATCCCCCAACGTTGGTACGACGCCGTTGTCTACGTATTGGCAGCGCGTTTAGCTGAAGAGACCCCAACAGTAGATCCTCAGATGATTGCTATCTTGGACCAAAAGGCCCAACGTGCGCTGCTGGAAGCCGAGAACGAGGAACGCGATGATTCGCCAATCTATCTAACTCCTAACATTGCAGTCTATACCCGATGAGCATCTACTTAGACACTCGCGGACTCAGCACTCTGGGCATTGGTCTTTGTGATCGTTGCAGCCGGAAGATGTCGCTGACTCAGTTGATGTCTGATCCAAATTCGCCGGGTCTTCGCGTCTGCCGTGAGGACCTGGACCAGCTTGATCCTTACCGCTTGCCCCCTCGTCAGCCTGACCAAATCACGCTGCCTTTTGTACGGCCCGACTCTCCTCTGTTTAGCGATCCAGCCGGCTTGGTTACTGAAGACGACAACAGCTTTAT